CGGCGCAACTTGACGCCTGACTTCCATAAGCAGTATGGATCAGGGTCTTCAGTGAAGTACTGAAGCAAGTTGCGTTTGCCATCGATCGTAATATGCTCCTGAACAGCCTTAGGCTGATATAGGAGATATTCCGTTCTTTGCAAAGCCTTATTGAATCGCCGTTTTAGGTGATCCAATTGAGACCCAACAAAGGACTTTAGACCGAAGGCCCCCGAATCGAGGTGAACCCTCGCGAGGTTATTTCTAACCTTTTGAGGTAACATCGACGTATACCAGTCCGAAACGGCAAAAAGACCTTTCTTTAAAAGGTTATTTGACGTTTCTACAGCTGATATCAACGATTCAGGGGATCCATCATCTGGAAAGTCTTTGATATATGCTGGCGTCACTTCATCGCCGGCATACCAGTCAGCCCCACAAGATTCTCTAAAGTTTCCGTTAAAGAAAGTCTTGCGGCGGTTGACGACTAGACCACAATGGTCTAGAATCTTTTCCAGATGCCCAATGGCAGTGGTTGGGATGATGATATCATCACCAAACACCTGGACCTTGTCCAGAGCGATCCGTATTTCACGTACTGATGGGTAGCGTTTGGTCTCATAGAGAACAGCTGCTGCACAAAAGAGTGTGTATACGATCGACTGAATTGGGAATGTGAAGGCAGCGCCCATAGGAGCTAGCTTGTTCAACCATGAATGATTACCATCATCCACAATGAACCTAGATCTGCAGGCGTGTAGCGCACGAAGAAGAGGAGGGTTCTTTCTGAACACTCTTTCTACGGTCCAAAGCGACAATAAGTCAGAAGCTGACTTAAGGTCAACAGTTGCACGATCCTTTAGGATCGACGCTTGCCTTGATGCCTCCTGATTAGGTGTTTGCGTCCGAAGACGACAAGCCCCCCTAATACAGGATTCCTCAATCATGTCACGAAGATATGTATTGAGAGCTTGCTGACACCATTGAAGGTATGTGGGTTCCGAAGCAATAAGCCTAGGTCCACGTGCATCCTTTGGAACAGCAATAAGCTTCGCAGGATGCTCATGGTCTATATAGTCATCGATATCATCGGGACTACTAGTAGCATAAGCATCATACGGGAATTCGGCATCCAGTCGGGACGGCCAAACTGGGAAAGAGTACTTATCTTCCCCTAATCGGCGGTCTGAGACTGCACCCGGTCCATGTCTTCCTTGCCAGTCGAAGGAGTTGAAGCCTTCGATACTAGCTGCGAATACATCACAGGTTGACTGCAAGATTCGCAAGAGTTCGAGCGAGGCCTTATTCTCTCTGATATCAAAGAGGAAAGGAGTATCGCTAGAATCGATATAGTGATCAAGATCGAAATCGAGGTCACTATTTGTTTCGAAAGGTCCAACATTCCAACGGAGTGAAGGACGTCGAGTTGATTCTTCCTGTGCAAAGAATTCCTCCTTAGCTTTTGCTGTGGTAGAATCTTCACATGAGCCCTCTAGCTTCTTAAACATAAGACAAATTTGCCTTATGAAGAAGATAGCAGTTGGGTCAGGACGATCTCTTAGAAGACCATCTTCTGCTGAGAATATCTC